ACCAAACGGTGTTCAAGCAAAAGCTCTTATTACAGATGCTTCTGCTGCTGACAGCATCGAAGTTGCTTTGTATCAAAACTTCAGCTTAGTAGAAGTTGCTTCAGGAGGAGACGTTTTATATACTGCAGATGACGCCGTAACAATCTTCGTCTATGGTTCTGAATTCCGTAAAGGAGAGAATGGCATGGATGGTTCTCTTGAAGCTGATTTCGAAGCTAAAGAAAACAACCCAATCATCATCAAAGACAAATACGAAGTATCTGGTTCTGAAATGGCACACGTTGGGTGGGTAGAAGTATCTACTGAAAACGGAGCTTCTGGATACCTTTGGTATTTGAAATCAGAAAGCGAAACTCGCTTACGTTTCGAGGATTACCTTGAAACTTCAATGATTGAAGGTGAGCCTGCTGGAACTGGTTCTGGTGTAGCGGCACTTTCTGTTGACTACAAAGGAACTAAAGGTCTTTTCTTCGAAGTATCAGAAAGCGGTAACGTTTCTTCTGGTACTATTGATTCTAGAGAAGATTTAGAAGCTTTAGCTAAAGTTCTTGATAAAGAAGGAGCTATTCAAGAAAACGTAATCTTTGCTAATCGTGCAACATCTTTTGATATTGACAAAGTATTAGCTGCTCAAAACAACTCTGGAGCTTCTACAGCTTCTTACGGTTTGTTTGATAACGATGAAGATATGGCCCTAAACCTTGGGTTTACAGGATTCCGTATCGGATATGACTTCTATAAGTCTGACTGGAAATATCTAAACGATGCTACTACTCGTGGTAATATCGGTGGTATTGATGGTATCGTTGTACCTGCTGGTACTACTACAGTATACGACCAAGTACTTGGAGAGAACGCTAAGAGACCATTCTTACACGTTCGTTACCGAGTATCTCCAACTGAAGACAGAAAATACAAGTCTTGGGTTGTTGGTTCTGCTGGAGGAGCTATGACTAGCGATAAAGATAATATGGAAGTTCACTTCTTGTCAGAGCGTGCGCTTTGTACAATGGGAGCTAACAACTTTATCTTGATGCAATAATCATTATAGGAGAGGGGGGCATATAATTGCCCCTCATCTTCTTTTTTAAATCAAATTAAATTATAAATAAAATGGCAACAAAAACTGCAAAAAGTTTTGGGTATAACTCAATATTACCCGACCTAGAACAAAAGAATAGAGTATTTATATTAACTGGAAATAAATCTCCTATTCGAATGATGATTCCTGTAAAACACACAGGAAGAAAACCTCTCACATATTTTGACGGAAAACTAAATAGAGCATTAAGGTATGCTACTAATCAAATCACTCCTTTTGTGGATGAGCAAGATGGGGTAGTTACTTTAGAGCCTATTACATTTGAAAACGGAACGCTAATCGTTCCAGATTGGAATGTAAACCTTCAGAAGTTCTTGCTTATACATCCTTTATATGGGAAGAAGTTTACAGAGCTAGATAAGGAAAAGAATGCTTCTGTAGAAGTAGAAGGCTTATATTCCGAGCTAGATGCTCAAATATCTGCTAAAAACCTTGATATCAACGACCTAGAGGCTATTGCTCGCGTTGTAATGAAAGGAAATGTTTCTGCTTTAACCTCATCAGAGCTAAGACGTGATATGATTCTTTGGGCTAAGAAAAATCCTGGAGAGTTTATGAATTTAGTAGATGATGAAAACCTTAAGCTAAGAAATTTAGCGGTAAGAGCTGTAGAAATGGGAATATTACACATCAAGGGAGATAATAGAACTGTTACATGGGCAGATGACAAGAAAAATAAGATTATGGTTGCTCCATTCGGGGAGAACGTATACGGAGCTCTTGCCATGTTCTTTAAGACAGACGAAGGTCTTGATGTTTTACAAAACATTACAAACAAATTGTAATTACATTGTATACACCGTGAAAGGGAGAGGGGTCACAAATTGTGACCTCTTTTTTTTTGTACTTTTGTAGAAAATATATCCTATGATAAATAGTGTAAGAAATACTGTTATGTTTTTGCTGAACAAAGATAACAGAGGATATGTGTCCCCATCTGAGTTTGATTATTTTGCAAAACAAGCGCAGCTTGAGATATTTGAGTCATATTTTAATGATTACTCAAAAGCCGTTGCCCTTCAAAACACAAGGAAAAAAGCTTTGAATTATGGAGACACGGTTCAGCATATTCAAAACAAGATAGATAAGTTTTACGCAAATGCTACTTTGACGTACAATGACCAATCTAACCCATCTATAGGGGAGGAACAGGATTATTTTTCACTTCCCGATAACCTTTATAAGTTAATTAATGTTACTTATGGAGGGGGATTTGGCACAGAGACAACAATGGGTGGTGGTAGAATTGTTCAGCCAGTCGCTCCACATAAGTTTGATATGATTGTGAACAGCAATCTTACACAGCCAACAGTAACATACCCTGTTTATGTTCGCTCTGGAGACAATATTTATGTAAGGCCACTTTCTATTCAGTCTGCTGTTCAGGCCAATTACATTAGGAAACCAGAAGACCCGCATTGGGGATATAACACAATTAGCTCTGACCCTGTTTACAATCTTGACAGCTCTGTGAACTTTGAAATATCAGAGGAGGAAGAGACGGAGTTAGTAATAAAGATATGCAAGTATGCTGGTCTTAGTATTAGAGAGGCTGATATTGTTCAGATTACAGCGCAGCAGGAGCAGTTAGAGTACACCAAACAAAATTCGTAAAGTATGCCAATAATCGGAACACCTATAGACCAAAGAGAATACTACCAAAATAGCGGTGACAACCCAACTTATGACAACTGGGGTACATATCAGTACTTGCTTTTACAGGACGTCATCAATAATTTTTTACTGACATATGTTGGAGACGACAAGGTTATAAACAAAATTGACAGAAATGAAGTTGTTTTTCATGCTAAGCGTGGACTTCAAGAATTACACTATGACGCTTTAAGAGAAATACGCGGGTTTGAAGCAGAGCTTCCTGACAACCTTAAGATGCACCTGCCACACGACTTTGTAAGCCCTGTAAAGATATCTTACGTTGGTGATGATGGTACGACTAGACAGATACCGCAAAACTACAACACAGCGACTCCTACGAGTTATTTACAAGACAACAGTGCTCAGAAAAACATCCTAATGGATAACAATGATAACGCCTTAACAGGCACTCCAATCATTGAAACAAACTGGGTTAACAAGTCTGACAAAGGTGTTGTTGAGCCCGACACCAACCTTCTGGGTCAGCGTTACGGGATGGACACTGCCTCAGCTAATCACAACGGTAGCTATGTGCTAGATAAAAACCAAGGGTTTATACTTTTTAGCTCCGACTTGTCTGGAAAGAATATTGTTATCGAATATGTCTCTGATGGAATGTATGGTCTTGCAGATAATGAAATAAAAGTCCATAAATTAGCAGAGACCTTTATGTATGACTACTTAGTGTCTAGCATATTGAAGCAAAAGTTTGGAGTACAAGAATACATTGTACGAAGAGCTCAAAAACAAGCTTCAGCGTCATTGAGAAATACAAAGATTCGATTAAATTCTATAAAACTAGGCGAACTCACTCAGATTCTACGAGGAAGAGACAAGTGGATAAAGTAGTATGAAGATTAAAAATACATTTAATACTGGTAAAATGAATAAAGACGTCGATGAACGTCTTATTCCTAATGGCGAGTTTATTGACGCAAGTAATATCCGTGTTTTAAATACAGCTGGTTCTGATGCTGGCGCTATTGAAAACGAAAAAGGAAATGTAAAGTTAACAAACCTAGCACTATCCAATAATCCAGAATGTATTGGCTCGATAGCTGATGAAGCTGAAGAAAAAATATATTGGTTTATCGTTAATGATGACGGATTTTCATACATATACGAATATGACAGAACAAACCAAATAGTTTCAAGGGTTTTAGCAGACGAAAGAATAGGAGATGAGCAGGTTTTGGGGTTTAACAAAGACTACAAAATTACGGGTATAAATATATTCTACAATATTCCAAAGAAAGAAAAGCTTCTTGTTTTTACAGATGACTTAAACCATCCAAGATGCGTTAATATAAACAGAGCTAAGGGGTATGGTCTAAATAACTTTTACGAAGAAGATATTAATCTTTATAAAAAACCCCCATACGAAGCACCTACGGTTGTTCCTACAAATAGCCTGCAGGTTCAAGAAAATACTGTAAAAGAGCGTTTCTTTGCCTTTGCCTACAGATATAAATATTTAGACGGAGAGTTTTCCGCCCTTTCTTCATTCAGCAACTATCAGTTCGTCCCTAGCGACTTTGAGCTTGACTTCAACACTCTTGTTAATGAGGGTATGGTAAATGTATTTAACTCTTATCAGATAAAATACAATACAGGAGACAAGAGGGTAACTGATATACAGATTTGTTTCAAAACAAGTAATGATAGTAATATTTACATAGCTGAAAGTATAAACAAAAAAGACTCATCATTTCTTAATAACGCAACAAAAACATTTGTTTTTATAAACAAAAAAATATACAAACAGCTACCTCCAGATGAGGTTACAAGAATATTTGATAATGTGCCATTAAAAGCACAAGCTCAAGACATTATAGAGGATAGAGTTGTATTTGGAAATTACACCATACAATATGACCTCAAAGAAAATGAATCGGATGAGGACTTTATAAGGATTAGTTATAGCTCTTCTCTTGACGCTCAGTCTCAGGATGGAAATGAATTAACATCATCTTTTCCATCTACAACTCAAATGACTATTGATTTAACAGATGTTGAATTAAAAGAAGGGTATACTTTGTTCTTTAACCCGTCATTAGAGTCTGCTGAAGCTGGAACTTCTCCCGATGAATATTTTGGTGGTGAATACGAAGGAACTAATGCAGTAGTTTTATCTCAAACATATTCTTCTGTAAGTGATTTTGCTGCTTCTGACGACCTTACGACACTTCTAGCTGCAGCCTCAAATAACTTTGAAGCTATAGTGACAACTACTCCACCGCCTGACAATATATCGGCTCAGTATGGAGATTTTGCCCTTGCCTCTTCAACATCGACATCAATTACTATATCTGCGCCAACAATAACGCATACAATAGATGATACTCCTGGCATACCAGATGATGACGTTACATCTGATGAGGTGGAAACATTTACATATAACGAGACTAATTCTGTAGCCGCATTAAAAGAAAAAACATCAAACTCATCTATAAAAAGTCTCAAGAGTTATGAGGTTGGATTGGTATACTTAGATAAACATGGGAGATATTCTTCTGTTATACCATCAATAAGTGAGGTAGGAAAAAGCAACGAGGTATTTGTTTCTGTTGAGAACTCTGTTACTCTAAACTCATTCAAAGTCGAGGTAAATAGTAAACCTCCTTATTGGGCAGACAGATATAAGTTTTTTGTAAAAGCAGCTAAATCAGAGCATTACAATATATACGCAACTGTATTTTATGAGGAAAATTTATTTAGATGGATTCTTTTAGAAGGAGGAAATCTAGGTAAAGTAGAGAAAGGAGATTTTATAATATGTAAAGCAGATGACAATGGTCCGATGCAAAGAGAAGTTAAGGTAAAAGTTTTAGACGTTACAACTAAAAATGCAGCAGATAATGTGCCAGATGATGGCTCTGAGGGCTGGATAAATGGAAATGTGGATGCAGACAACGAACCAATTGTAGAACTTCCTGGAACATATATGAAAATAAAGCCTATTGGTTTTACAATGGATTACAATCCATACAACTTCCAGACATATCACAGAAACAAGTATGTGAAATCATTTAAATCAGGAAGAACGATGGTTGCATATGTTCCTTCAGAACCTGAGACAGATAACAGGGGTATTGGAATGTATTTTGCTGACAACCAATGGAATTACTTAGAATTTCAGCCAGGCTCAAGAATTAAATTAAAATTTGAGCATTGGGAAGGAATGGATTCCAATAACGATGATTACAGATACTACGAAAAAGAATTTTTAGTTGGGGGCAGTTATGAGACTGATGATGACGGAAGCGCTTTTGAAAAATGGTGGGATGCTGAAACAGAATGGTATTACGATGCAGCATCAAACTGGTGGCTTGAACCCACAGAGCAATTTAGAGTAAGATTTAACAATAGAGGCTCTTTTGCTGGTGGAAATTTTAGACAAAATATACGATTAGAAGCAAGAGGTGTATATAAGGGTTATTTTGAGTCTGCAAGACTTATTGGAGATATAAAACTACAACTTACAAGCGGTGTGACTATTTTTGAAACCGTTCAAAAGGAAGATGATAGCGAGGTTTTCTATGAAACAGAGCAGACGTTTAAAATTGAAAATGGACTTCACAAAGGAAATGAACAAGACCAAACAGCTACAGACCCAGCCATTTGTTCTTTATCTTACTTTAATTGTTTTGCATATGAAAATGGAGCCGAAAGTATAAGTGTAAGAGACGATAGATTTGCTTACAGATTAGGATATGATTACAGACCTAACATAATTCTACAGCAAGGTTACAAAGAATTGAACGTTACTCACGGTCTTATACACAGTGGTTCTTTTAACGAGAACTCTGGGTACAATGCACTTAACGAGTTCAACTCAAGTAGAGGTATTACTAAAAACCTAGACACTAAATACGGCTCTATACAGAAATTATTCTCAAGAGAGCGTGATTTAATTGTATTTCAAGAAGATAGAGTGTCTAAAGTATTGTATGGGAAAACAATACTCTCCAGTCCAGACGGAACAGGAAGCTTATCTCAAATAGAAAAAGTTTTGGGACAAGATGTGCCTTTCTCTGGCGAGTATGGGATATCAACAGACCCAGAGTCTTTTGCTTATTTCGAAGGCAGAATGTATTTTACAGATGCAAATAGAGGTGCTGTTTTACGACTTGGTGGAGATGGTATAAGCCCAATATCTTATCAAGGCATGAAAGCTTTCTTTAAGAGAGAGTTGTATGGCAACAAAGGTAATTGGAATATTGGAGGTTTTGACCCTAAGTTCCATCAGTACGTTCTTACTATGGGAAGCGAACAAAAACCTGCAGACCCACTAGAACTAGATTGCGCTTCTTCTTTTATCAGAACAATTACCTCAGCATTTAATTATGATTTAAATCTTGGTTCTTTTCCAGGAACAGCTACAATAGCATATACAACATCTAGTTCTATAGATATTGTCATAGTTTATAATGGTAATACATATACAAACAGTGGATTAACAGGAACAGGAAGTGTAACTTTCCCTGTAACCTCAACAGACCTAGAAACAGCCAATGTTGCTGATGTTACTATAACGCCAGCGTCTTCTGCTCAAGTAACAATAACACATACTTGTCCAGAGCCAGAAACTCTTGAAGTCATATTGGTTGTTGTAAACGACTCTACTGAAGCGGGTCAAAGTATCATCAACAGATTTAAGCACGATGGAGCTAGTGGAGGTGCATACAGTTCTGATTTAGATGTATTCGATTCAGATGAGCTAACTAGATACGAAGTTTTATCTGGATTCATGGGAACAGATATTATACCAAACAACGGGGACACTATAACACTTTCTTCTTTAAGGCAGATAGGAGTTCATACAGGTGAATTTAATGACTGTAATAGTTTGGGTTATTTAGTTTCTGCAGCTGGAAACTTGACAGTGCAAAATATTATAGACCAAGCTACATACCCATCAGTTACGGGGCAAACGCTGTCTAATGGCGATGAAGAAAATACTATGTCATTTACTTTTAACAGAAGTAATACAAGTCAAAAGCTGTATTTAGTTTGGAACTATATAGATACATTACCTGTGTTAGTTGATGACTCTGTAACAGGAATCACTAATGGTGGAAGTACTACAATCAATGTTGTTGCCAACGACACAATCCCTTCGCCATACACTATTACAATAGGCACGCAGCCAACAAACGGAACTGCTGTTGTTAATGCTGACAACACCATCACCTATACTCATACAGCAGAGGCTGACCTAGATGATAGTTTTACATATATTGTAGATAGAGGAGGAACTTGTACCGCAGAAGCAACAGTCACGACTCAGGCACTAGCTATAAGCGTGGACACGTATATCTATATATACTTTGACTCCTCTGGCTCTATGGATAACACAGAAGTTGAGCTTAACACAATGAGAACTGGAGCGTTAAAATCTACGCTTCAAGATTTATATGCAACTGGCCTTACTGAATCAGAAGAAATCGCTCAGGGATTAACACCAAACCCAGCTACAAACGGAAGTGATGAGTATGATGACAAAGTAACCATAGTTTATGCTGGACTTCTTGATTCACAGCAATGGGAAGATGAAGAAACTTTTGCTGCTCTTTCTGATAACGATGTTAACGATTTTAAGTCTACAGGCACACACAATGCCTTTCCTTCAG